CCGGAGCCAAGTTTGTTGATCCATCCGCGCTCTGTCAGGCTGTGGAGTCTGATGAGGCTCCATGAGAACAGGCGCTCAAACTTTTCAAATTGGTAATTGCTAAAGTAATGCTCGTCATGGATATAGAACAGAATGTCTAGATCTTGTTGGCTTAGGTCGTACTTTTGGAAGGCGTATCTTCTGACGACTCTCCAGTACTTCATGTAATTGTAATGCGGCGCTTTCATTTAATTAGATTTGATTATATTTGTATGCAAAAATACTACAATCATGAAAGCAAAAAATTCAAATATTGACCCTGCGACACTTCCAAAGGGAAAAGGAATTGAATCAAAATCCCAAACTCCCGGCCCAAACTTTGTAGAAAGAGGAAGATCTAAAAGTGTATGGGTAAAACACAATGAAGGATCAAACCCATACGTAACATCAGTCAGAGACAGGGGAACAAATCCAGGCGGATCTCCAACGATTCAGTATGATCGTGAAGATAGATTTTCTCCTGCAAAAGGAAAAGTTTCAATTGACAAGATGGACAATACAGGAAACTTTGTAAAAAGCAAATCAATGGAAGATGCTCCGTCTACATTGAAAAGATCTGGGGCTGGGACAACTCCAAAAGATGCCATAGATTTACAAAAATCCGGAGGAAGAGTAGATAAAAAAAGTACCTCATCTATGCCTGTTAAGAACGAGCAATTGAACACGATCATGGACAAGAACAATAAGAACTTGAAAATCGGCAATGCCAAGAAAGTAGAAAAATACATAAAATAAAATAAACATGAAAACTACAATGAAAAAATCAGTTACCGTTAAGTCGGGCAAAACTCCTGTTGCTAAAGCAGGCGCGAAGAAAATGATCATGGGCATGGCCAAGAAAGGCGATGCTAAAAAGAAAGGTTATTAATCATGCCACCAAAGAAGAAAGTAAGTCTATCTGGCAATCTGTACGCAGAGGGCGTGGGTCGTAACATTAACGCCGGTGTATCTGGTGTTGCCAAAAGAGGTAACACTTCAGTGAACGCTGGTATTAATGCAGGACCCGGATATAAATCACTAGACCTTGGTGTCACTCAGCGCATAAAAAACAATTTGAATTTGAGTGCTGGTATCGGCTCTGGTGGTTCTTACAATGTTGGTGCTTCATTGAAGATTCCAATTGGATCTAAAAAGAAGAAAAAATAATTATGGCTGACAAGTCCAAGATGGCGTGCAACCGCCCTGTCCCATCGGATAGGCCGGGCAAGAAGAAGATGGTGAAGGGGTGTGCTAATGGCAAGGAGAAACTCCTGCACTTTGGTGCCGAGGGCTACGGAAATAATTATTCCGCTGCTGCCCGTAAGTCTTTCAAGGCGCGCCATTCTTGTGACACAGCAAACGACAAGTTAACGCCTCGTTACTGGTCGTGTAAGAATTTGTGGGCAGGCCCGGGTGGCTCAACTACCCCGTCGCCCAAAAGTAAGAAAGGGAAGTACTGATGAAAGACGCGTGCTACAAAAAAGTAAAGGCGCAGTACGATGTGTTCCCATCTGCGCGGGCATCACAGGCAATTGCCAAGTGCCGCAAGGGATCGGGCGTTGTAAACAAAAGCGAGAAAGGCACGAGCCTAAAGCGGTGGCAGGCGGAGAAGTGGGTGGACACAAAGAGTGGCAAGGCGTGTGGTGCAGGTGGCAAGAACGAGTACTGCCGTCCGACCAAGAAGATATCTGCACAGACTCCAAAGACAAGATCAGAAATCAGCCCTAGCAAGTTGGCTGCCAAGAAGGCGGAGAAGAGTAGGGTTGGTATGGGCAATAGAGTATCAAAAGTTTAATTATATTTGCATGATGGAAAACAAAAGCAAAGGATTAGGAGACACCATTGAGAAGATCACTACGGCTACCGGCGTAAAGGCCATGGTCGAGAAGGTAGCGAAAGCGGTAGGCGCAGATGACTGCGGTTGCAAGGCGCGCAAAGACGCTTTGAACAGGGTGTTCCCTTACGACAAGAATAAGTAAGTGGCCTTTCGATTGGTCATTTTATGATGTTATTTAAAATTCATATATTTGTACCATGGCATATCAAAAACTTCAAGTATCTAGAGCCGCTGCTGTAACACCCAGCGACACAGTAGATATCCCTAGTGTTTCCACCCAAGATGGTACCGGAAACAATGGCTGCGTATTGTACGTTGGCGTAGCAGGGGACGTTAAAGTTACCACCGCTGGTGGTGATACAGTTGTATTTACTGGTTTATTGGCAGGGATGTTTGTTCCTGTGCAAGTCTTAAAGGTTTGGGCCACCGACACAACGGCTACTGACATCGTAGCACTTTGGTAATATGATAAATGCGATAGGTATATATGTCGGCTACACGCTAAGGACTGGAGGGGCTCCGCCACCACCACCTCCTTTTGCGAATAGACAATGGCAAACGATCACCTCTCCTCAATGGCAATTAATTACAGATACTTGGAACTAAAATGGGAACTTCATTAACGGGTTTAACACCCGCAACAACATACGATGCCTTAATTAAAGTAGGCGATAACGGACCGATCGACGGAACACTAAAGACTTTATCTGATGGTCTAGGCAATGACCTGCCGATGCAGGCATCCACTGCCGCCGTTAACTTTACAGGCACATTAACGCAAAGCGGAACGGCATTGCAACCCGTGTTGGTATCGGGTACGAACATCAAAACGATTAACTCTACTTCTTTACTTGGAAGCGGTAATATTGCAATCTCTGCAAGTCCAAGCGGTGTAGCAGGTGCAATTCAGTTCAGCGATGGTAGTGCGTTTGCGAGTGATGCCACAAACTTATTTTGGGATGATACAAATAATAGGTTGGGTGTTGGTACGAATGCACCAACTGCAACAGGACATTTTAAAGGTGTAGGAATTACAAGTGCAACAAAATCATTATTGGTTGAAGATAGTGCGGGTACAAATTTAATGTCACTTTCAGATAATGGGGTATTAAATTTATTTAGCAGTACAAAAACTGGTCAATTAATTGTTGAGGGGGGTGGTATTAGTGGTATTTATGGTAAAGCATATAACTCATTATCAGACAATATTATTCGTTACAAAGATTGGAACGCAAATCAATGTATGATGTTAACAATGACGGGTTCGGGTACGGGTAGTTTGACTGTAAATAATGGCGCAACATCACTTGGCGCAACAGTCGGCATCAAAGGCAGTGGCTCAACATCCGCCACAACATCGCTTTTGGTGCAGAATAGTGCGGGTACGGAATTGTTTAGAATTAAAGATGATGCTGTAATTACATTTAGCAACCAAATGTCAGGCCCATTATTAAGGGCATCCAATAATTTCGCGTGTTCCAAGTATTATCCACAAAATTATGCAGGTCAATATATGACTATTGATGACACTCTTGTCAATGTAAATTTTGGGTCAGTTTCTGCGGTTGCATCGGCTCAAGTTCAAATTGATTCTACAACCCGTGGATTCCTACCACCCCGAATGACAACAACCCAAAAGAACGCAATAGCATCACCAGCGGCGGGATTGGTTTTGTACGATTCCACAACTAACAAATTACAATGCTACAATGGTAGCACTTGGAACGATTTATTCTAATTTTGTAAATATATGAAAGCAATTCAAATTAATACAAGCGTAAACCTAACCAGCGGTTTATCAATCCCTTCGGGTTCAATCGTAGTAATCGCCGAAGGTTACAGTGTAAACAAAGAACAAAAAAACGGAGTAATTCCCGCACAAATTTCCACACTGGTTTTTGCAAGTGTACAAGCATTGGCAGAAGGCAAAGCCCCGATTCAAGGCATTGAAGATTTTAACACCACTTTTGCAGGACTTCAGTTGACCGTTGCGGATTACGAAACATTGGCAGCCGAAACCCTTTTAATCAATGCGGTTTACTCGGCGTTAAATGCAATTTATCCCGAGCAGGTTGAAGTTGTAACGATTTAATTTTTTCAGCAATGACGGCACCGAAAGTAAAACCCAATGCGCTACCTGTTAGCTTTGAGCAATTTAAGAAGAATCCGATTGCCGCCGTTTCTTTTTGTATGTTGTTGGCTGTGTCTTATCTTTACATGGACTTGCGTTCGGGCTATAAAGAACAGATTGAAAAAGCCAATTTTAAGATTGAAGCATTGGATGTGAAGATTGATAAATTGACATACGCATTGAAACGATCCGATTCGTGCTTGGCATCGGCCATGACTGAAATAAGAATCATGCAAACCATGAAAAAACTATGAGAACGACATTAACTATTTTCACCGCCCTATTTATGACGGGTTATGTGTTTACAAGTGCAAACGCAAAACAAACCCCTACAATCGACGAAATTGATGCGTTGCTTAGCAAGGTATCAAAAAATGTAGAAAGTGCTGGAGAGGTTACCAAAATGGCACAGAGCATGAATGCAAAGATGGTTGAATCAAAGGTTGCGGAAAAGGAAGCGTTAAAAGAGGATGTTGTCAAGGCACAAGCCAAGGCGGAAAAGTATGCAAAGACCATGATGTACATGGGTATCGACACGGCAATGGCTGATATGGACACCGCATCTATTGAAAACATGTTACGACTAAACGGAATGAAATAATGGCAACAAAGGTTAAGTCAATCAAAGAGACAGCCAAGTGGAAGCCAAAGGCTCCTACCAAAAGACCCGGCGTTGTTTCAAAGAAGAAGAACTCTTCATTGAAGACCTCTAAAAATTACGTCAAAAAATACAAAGGACAAGGATGAAAAAGATACTCGATATTTTCAAAGGAGACAAAGGCCAGTGGTCGTCTAAACGTTTCGTAGGCATCATTGGTGCATTTGTTTTATTTGGTACCATGGCTCACAACTCCATGTCACCACAAGAAATCGCGCCATCAAAAGAACTAGTAGAGGCAGTGGAGTGGGTGACCATTCTATCGCTAGGCTTTACATCCATTGACAAGTTCAGCGGAAAGAAAAACGATGTCGAAGAGTAATGCATCTATATTGCTGCTGCTATTGCTGATCTTCTGTGGTATGGTATACCTAGAGTTCGCCGTGCCAAAAACAAAAGATGTATCTCATGGCCCTGCAATACGCATCGTTCAGAAAGAGTTGGACACTTTGTATAAGATCAAACTCAAGTACAAGAAACTCCACGACACCCAGACTATTATTGATCAAAGATATGACACGATATACCTCACTCTTGCTGGTGATACTTCTTGCGGTGCCACAAAGCGCCTCATCGCAATGCATCGATTCCTCGATAGTTGCGGCAAGTAACCACTACCTAATCAAAGGAGCAGAAGCCAGAGAGAACTTGGCCCTGTGCCGGGAGTTCCGCAAGGTGGACAGCGCGGTCATTGCCGAGCAGGACAAGATACAAACCAAGTTACTCGATGAGTTGCAGAAGAGGGACAACAAGATCCACAAACTCAAGCGTATTTGTATGTCACTTGCTATTGGACTAATATTCTTTATTTTTGTATAAGATGAACCTAACTGAAAACTTCTCATTGCGTGAGTTGACCTATAGTCAAACAGCAATTAAAAACGGGATTCCAAACATCCCCAAAGATCCACAAGTGGCTGAGAACCTAAAGACCTTGTGTGAAAAAGTACTAGAACCTTTAAGAGATGGTATGAAATGCCCAATCAAAATCAGCAGCGGCTACCGCTCACCGGAGTTGAACAAACTTGTCGGTGGTGCTAAGGCTAGCCAGCACAATGTTGGTGAGGCAGTTGACATTGACTTGGATGGCAAGAACGGCGAATTGTTTTCTTACATCGTTAACAACTTAGACTTTGACCAGATCATCTGGGAGTTTGGTGACGACAAGAATCCTGATTGGGTGCACGTGTCTTACAAATCAACCGGCAATCGCAAGCAATTGTTGAAAGCCTTGAAGGTAAGTGGCAAGACCCAATACCAAGTATTGGACGCAGCAAAATTCAAAAAGAAGAAAGCCGCTAAGTAATCATTACCATCCCCCTCTAATCAAGGGGGATTTTTATTTTTAAAAAAGCCATATATTTGTGGTAATGAAATTAACTCAAGAGCAGTT